GTAGATCTTACAAAAAATAGTCCATTAGATGAACTAAGATTAGCATTTTCTGTTGTCAACAAGGTTGCTAACTCAAATACAGTGCCAGACAATGTTAAAATCTTATTGGAATTTTCTTATACTGGCCTAAACTCTTCACAAGAGTATGCAAGGTTTGAGGTAGATATTGATGATATAGGATACTCTGCTGGAACAGCAGCAAAAGAAACAAATTTTGCTTTAAACAGATATGTTGTTGCTACAAAAGCACTTAAAGATTTAAACAAAACAGATAACTTTGACTGGAGAGAAGTTACTGTAGCAAAAATTTATGCTTGCGTAACAGAGGCTGGATTGCCTTCTGACTTATTTTATGTTTGTTTAGATGGGCTAAGACTTGAAAATATTACTTCTACAAATTCTTTGTATGGACTTACTGGATACTCTGTAATTAAAAGTGTAGGTGCAAAACCAATTATAAAATCAGCAAACACAACAAACTATATTGAGTTTAGATTTGCCTTGGATGTTGGATAATGGCAGACAAAGGAATAAAAAATGTTATTATTAAAAAAGATTTACTTGGAAAAGTAACATCGTCTAATTCAAGAGTTTTAAGATTTAGATTAATAGCAGAAGATAAAAACAGAAAGTCAGCATATTCAAAAATATTTATTCTTGGTTCTGAGGCTGTTGTTACTGGTCCAGGAGATCTTAATATTATTGGTAATACAATTTTTCTAAATTGGGCAGTAGGAGAAGTTTCAATACAAATAACCTATGATATCTTTGTAGGGTTTGATGGAGCAACTCCGTCTTATCTAGGAACATCTGGATCACAAAACTATTCATTTTTAAAAACAGGAACACAGTCAGTAAGGGCTATAGTTCAAATATCATCTATTAATCCAGCACTTACAGAAAACTTAGAAGTCTATGACTCTGGAATCGTAAGTCTGGTATAATTATAGTATGGCAATATTACCCGTACCAGAGCGAGGTCAACCACTAGATGTAACATATATCTATCAGATTGTTAAGGCTATTAATGATCTTTCTGTTCAGGTATCACCATCAGCATATAAATATGTAACCATAGACACGCCTAACGCTGGAAAACAAAGCGTAAAAGCATCTGAGGCAAGAATCATTGGTGGGTATGTTCAAGTTACAACAAGCACAACACAGACTGCTGGATCTTCTCAGCCATTTTCTTATGATTTTTCAAGCGAGTTTAAGTTTGCACCAGTTGTAACAGCAACACCAGTTAACGTTGGAAATACTGATGCTGGTAAAGATGTTACAGTTACATTAAAAAGTGTCTCAACTTCTAAAGTTGAGGGCACAGTTAAATTTAATGCTGGAGGCGACACAAGTATTGGTATTAATCTAATAATTATTGGAATACCAAATTAATGATGTCATGCAAAAAATGTAAGGGAAGAATGTTCATAGATAGGCAATATACTGAGATTAACCATCTAGAAGTATATTGTATGACTTGCGGAGTAAGAGTATTTTTTCATCCACCTAGCCACACTTTGGAGGGACAATGGTTACTAAAAAGGGAACTATTGAGAGCGAAAAGTACAATGAGTCACCTGTAATACCAGGTAACAAAAAAGTTTGGTTTCTTAATGGAGACCTAGTTAGAATACATCACTACAATCACTCTAATGGAATAATGTCTGTTTATAATATAAACAAAGATCAAATTGAAAGTTGTTTAATTAATGATTTTAGAAATAAAAGAGAGCGAGCATACACGGTAGGTCAGACTGCTGATTTAGTTAATCGTCATAAAAAATATATGCCATCACTAATGAAACGAGGAGTCATTCCATTTCCAACGGGATCTCAAAAAGGTGGAGCAAGAGGGTTTCAGGTAAGATCATATTATTCAGAATCGCAAGTAAAAGAGATACGTGATATACTTGCTTCATATCATATTGGTCGACCAAGAAAAGATAAATTAATTACTAATGATATTACGCCTAGCAAACAAGAGTTGACACGAAGAATGGGCGATGGTATACTTACTTATAGGAAAACTGAAGATGGACGATTTATTCCAGTATGGAATGAGTCTATATAATTTAGAAATGGGTGTGGTAATGAAAAACGAAACTGGACGCATTAAATGATATATTCAAAAAAATATAATTTTTTATATTTAAAAAACAAAAAAGTTGGAGGGTCTTCAACTGAAATTTGTTTATCTCAAATAATGGATAAAGATGCTGCTGTAACACCAGTATATCCAATAGATGAAAGACATAGTCCAAGAAATCATGAAAAATTTTTTAATCATATCCCATATTCAGAATTAGAAGCACTAATTGAAAATTTATCTGAAGTAGATTCATGCGTTGTAGTCAGAAATCCATACGATACAGTCTTATCAGATTTCTTTTTGCAGATAGAGTATACAGGTAATATGCAAAACTATTTATATGGAGATAGACCTGACTTTGTAAATAAATATTTTGAAAACACTTTAAGAAAAGATTGGCGTGGGTGGTTAAAAAGCACAAAAGATTTATACTCAAAGGATGGCACTATTCAGGTTAAAAATGTTATTAAATATGAAGATGGCATTGAGCCAGGTATTAATCAAATTTTAGAGCCCAAAGGATTGCATTTAGATTTAAATGTATATCAAAAAAATCATAGGCCAAAAGAAATAACTCCAAAAGATGTGTTTTCAGAAAAGCAGATGCAAGATATTGCACATGAGTGGGCCTGGGAATTTGATACATTTAAGTACAATTAAGAAAAGACAAATTAATAACAAATAACATGACTCCTACAAGCCAAGAGTTGACAAGGCGCATAGGAGACGGTATACTTACATATACGAGAACTAAAGATGGACGATTTATTCCAGTGTGGAATGAATCTATTTAACGAAGGGTATAAAATGGAAAACGAAGAGACAAAGGTATCCGTTACACTTGGGTACACACTTAACCTTGGCAACTTTCAATCACTAAGACTTGATCTTGGCGTTTCAGATTCTCGCAAGAGTGGAGAGACTGTTGATCAGGCTTTTGAGCGTGTTTACAAGTTTGTTGAAGATAAACTTACAGACAAAATTAGGGAAGCACAAGAAGAGGCTGCCGAAGCATAATGGTAGAACGCAAAGACCGTATGGCTTTGCTTTCAAGATACAGTAAGTATCATACCGCAAGGTACGAATCTAAGCCATCCCTTAACTTAAATGTAGAACAGTGGGCCTCCGATGCTCTTGTTGAATCATACACACTACCAGGGTGTTACGATATACTTGAGTATTACTTTTCAGTTGCAGAGAACCCCTCTTGGAACTACTTTGCATATAACGCAGAAAAAATATTAAAGGCACAAAAAGATAATATAAAAGACAGTTTAGAAAGAGCAGAGCGTAGAAGAATGGCAAAGGAGTGGCTAAGTGAATAATACAGAGTCAAAACTTATTACAGCAGTACTTAAAGATAAGCAGATGCATGTTCTACTTCAAGCCAATGTTGATAACCTTTTAAGAACCCACGGAGACATTTGGGAGTTTATTCGTTTATATTTTGAGGCTAATGCATCCTTGCCTCCAGCAGAATTAGTTACAGAAAAGTTTAGAGACTTTGAACCAGTAGCAAGCGTGGGAGCAACAAAGCACCACCTTGAAGAACTTCAGGGTGAATATTTAAATGATAGCCTAAAAGATATTCTAAGGTCGGCAGCAACAAATGTTCAAAATAATCAGGGTGTTGTTGCATTAAATGATTTAATTACAAAGACATCAGAATTAAAAAAGAATACATCTGCAATTCGTGATATCGATGTTACTGATCTTGATTCTGCCGTTGCCTATTTTGAAAATCTAAAAAAGCAACAACTTCTTGGTCATGTTGGCATTAAGACTGGACTGCCAGGGTTTGATAACTACCTTCCTTCAGGAATTATGCCTGGCCAACTTGGAGTGTTTTTAGCATATCCAGGTATTGGAAAATCTTGGTTAGCATTATACTTTGCAGTTCAAGCATGGAAGCAGGGGAAAAGCCCTCTAGTCATTAGTCTTGAAATGTCTGAGACAGAAGTTCGTAATCGTGTATTTACAATTATGGGTGAAGGTCGTTGGTCTCATAGAAAATTAAGTAATGGCGAAGTTGAGATGGACATGCTAAAAGAATGGCATGAAAAAAATCTTAAAGGCAAGCCAGAATTTCACATCATATCAAATGACCAGGGTGGGGAAATTAACCCCTCTGTTCTTCGTGGAAAGATTGATCAATACAAACCAGACTTTGTAATCGTTGACTACCTTCAGTTAATGGCTCCTAATCAGAAGTCAGATAATGAAACGGTACGAATGAAGAACCTTTCAAGAGAACTTAAACTAATGGCTATTGGTGAAGAAGTGCCAATTATTGCTATTTCTTCTGCTACACCAGATGATGTTAATGATCTATCTTCAGTCCCGACACTTGGTCAAACTGCATGGTCTAGACAGATTGCTTACGATGCAGACTGGGTGCTTGCTCTTGGCCGTGGGACTAATAGCGATATCATTGAATGCGCCTTTAGAAAAAACCGTAATGGGTTTATGGGAGATTTCCTAGTTCAATGTGATTTTGACAAGGGATACTATCGATATAAAGATTTTGAAGATAAGTAGTTATAATATGATATGTCAGAAAACATGGAGTCTTTACCACCTACGTTCTATCATCATAAACCTATAAAAAAGTTTTATCTTGATGGAGTAATTCATGACGACTCTATGATTGGTAGACTTAAAATAGAATATGTAAGATTATTAGTCTCAGAAATGAAACTAAGCGGGTATGTGCCAAGGCTTGACCTTGACCCAGACTTCACTATACGATATAATGATAAAAAGAACTTTTACGAATTTGAATTATCAATACAGGCAGTTTACGCAGGGAAAAGGAAAAGCGAATGGATAGCAGGAATAGACGGAACGAATCCAATCTTTATACCGCAGACCAAGTTAAAAGAGTCCTTACAGGATCGGGTATAGATATTGAGTCTGATTTATCAGATAACTATATAGTCTTTTGTCCATTTCACAACAACCACAGAACCCCAGCAGGAGAAGTACATAAATCAAACGGTTTATTCTTTTGTTTTTCTTGTCAGAAAACAGCAGACCTTCTTGAACTAATAATGCATACTTCTGGAAGAACCTATTTTGAATCAGCAAGATATATCAAATCAAAAGAAAAATTAAGTAATCTTGTTGATGACATAAATAAAAGCCTAATAGTTGAAGAAGAGTTTAAACAATTTGACATAGATATATTAAAAAGACTTTATAACAATTTAGTTTTATTAGATAGACCAAAAAATTATTTTAAATCAAGACACATAGAGATGCAGTCCTGGGCAAAGTTTTCACTTGGCTATTCTGATAAGCAAGATATGGTTACCGTTCCAGTCCATAGCCCAGATGGGATTCCAATTGGATTTGTTGGCAGATCTATTGAAGGAAAAGATTTTAAGAATACTCCAGGACTTCCAAAAAGTAAAACATTATTTAACTTGCATAGAGTAAAAAAGTCTGATAGAGTATATGTAGTGGAGTCATCATTTGATGCAATAAGGCTTGACCAAGTAGGTCTTCCAGCCGTTGCAACCTTGGGTGCAAACGTATCAAACATACAAACAGAATTGCTTCAAAAGTATTTCAATAACATTATTGTTATTGCCGATAACGATGAGGCGGGAGGAAACATGAAAGATAGGATAGTTGAAAAACTTTCTACTCGTGTTTCTGTTATTAAACTAAACAATCAGTATAAGGATATTGGAGATATGCCAGACGAAGAACTTAAGAATTTAG